TCCTAACATCTATTATTTCCTTGTTCCTGCATATAAACCAAACCATGCTGCTCCAGCACCAACAACCACACTAACAAGTCCTGATTGTTCCATTGAAGGATCGCCTAGTGCCATATACCATATTACAACTTTGTATAGTAAATAGATATATGTTGTTATGAATATTCTAGGAAATATTCTCCATGCGTCTAGCGCCTTTGCTAAGTCTATAAAACCTTGATACTTATTCTTACTAGAGTCAACTATATTAGTATCAACTTCTAATTCTATGTTAACCTTTTTGGTTTCTGTATCAATCTTTTTTACTTCTTCACTCATAGTTTAACCTTTTTGATTTTGTTTTTTAATTCTTTCATTTTCTTCTTTAATATATGTTACTAACATATCTACATATATTTCCCTTTCAAACGGTATCATATTTTCTAGATCACCAAGAGAGTAATTATGGTGTTGCATTAAAGCAAAATTCGTACTATAATAATTCTCCAGGCTATCGTGTGAAAGGGCTATTCGAAAAAATCGTTAAGTCCATTCAATGTTACCTTACTTTTCTTTTTAGTCTTTGGATTCTTTACCTCTATTTCATGTTTTAATTTAGGCATAGTATCAAAAAACTTTTGAACAGATTTAAATTGTTGTGTATTTAACTGCTCTAAGAATTCTTGTAACTCTTTTTTAGTCTGATCTTTTGGATCATAAACTTTTTCACCTTTATCTTCATAAATTTGTAGAATACAACTTCCAATAACTTCTAACATATTAGCAGCAGTTATATTTGCAATACCTGTATTCTTAAAAGAGTCAATAGTAGGATAGGTCATAATCATACCCATACTATCAGTAAACTCAATTTTATTTGTATGTTCTTCATCTACTTGTACTTGTACTTTGGTTAGATCAACTGAAACATCAGCATAAGTTTCTTTGTCATCTGGACATAATATTTTTAATTTAGAAATCTCACCAACTGACTTTGCTCTAATATTTAAAAACAAGTATTCAGTATCGAACATAGGCAACTTTGATATATTAGTTTTACCAAATGTACATTCACTAACGATATCTTTAACTGCCTGTGTGATAGCACTGGACTCGCCATTCTCCATCGCCATCATAAGTATCTTTTCTTCTTTTACCAAGAACGGTCGATACTTAATTTTCTCATCCGTTGATGGTAGTTCCAACTCATATGTTGGAGTGCTCAGTTTTGGTAGTGTCATAATTTAATCTCCTTATAATATAAAATTATGTAAATGGTGGAAATATTTTCCCCCTTGTTAATCTGCCTATCGGCAATTGATTTTTTGCTTGATTAAATATACTTCTACCTGCTCTACCTAGTTCAGGTGGTAACTTATCAAGTAATCCATCTATACCTGGTCTTCCTTTAACTGGATGTAATGTTTGACGACTTGAACCAAATTCAATTCCTGCAATACCATCTGCTGTTAAATTGTACCATTGTTTGTAATTAAAACCAACATTGATTTTAACTATATTGTTTCCTGCATAATTATAATCTATTGCACTTATCGTAGCAGGGTAAACCTCAGTTGCTTCAATACCATAAGTTGGTACATCTCTATCACCTTCTCCATCAAGTGAACCTAATTGATAGATATGCATTTTACCAATGTAATCATCATAGTATTTTGCTTTGTGTGTATTCATNTCGANTGCTAATTTTTGCCATGCCTCCATGAAATGTCTTTCTCGTAAATATTTATCTGCATAAAACGAAGCATTAATCTGACCTGTAAAAGCNTGTGCCTGNACCATTTCATATTCAGGTGCTGATCCNTATTGTATTGCTTGTGTTTGTAAATCGTGACCAGGCATTGCAACGGTATCACAATGAATATTAACTTGTTGTCCTAATTGACTTGCTANATTATGCATATATTGAGGATCAGGATTTGATTGTCTTGCTTGTTCTGCTAATCTAGGATGAATTGATTGACCTTCTTTTAAAACTATATCATTTGACTCTTGTACAAGTTTATTNAGACTCACTGGAAGAAATAATCTAACCGCAAATCTTGTAGTTCTAGCATAACCCTCTGCCTTTGCCATAGCAGATCGAAAACGACCAATCGTATTTTCTGTATTGGCGTGTTGTCTTAATCTAGGATCTTGATCAACTCTATCTAAACTTTTATCTCTAGGAAAACCTACTCGTATGTCAAATGGACCTACTCTTTTTCCTGCTCTAAAAATTGCCATTAGTAAGGACTTCCTTTCTTAAATCTTGCGACTGGTAAAAATATTGCAACCGCCATCTCATCTGCTGGTATATTTAGAAATGAAGTTCTAACTTGACTAAACAGATAATGTTTTGTAGTTCTTTTAAAATAACTATTATTTACAAAGTCAATATTATATCTAGTTTTTTTATCAAAATTTGAGTCACTAGCATATTCTGCTAATTGTCTTAAAAACGCCACTCTTGCACCAGGTTGTAAATAATGAAAGTTAAGACCACGAAATCCACCCTTTGCAGGTTCTAATGGAAAGATCAAAGGAAACCTATCATAGTAAGGTAGTGTTTCTTTATACTTCGGATCATACCCAAACAAATTCATTATACCATATTTTGGTCTTAATGTTGCTTTACCTGTATTGATTAATGATCTAGCACCTGGTGTCGTTATCTTTTCAACTTCTTTTTTGTACCAGTTATAGGACTTAGGTCCAGTAGTCTTGTCTAATATCTTATCAAATACAGTTGCCATACTACTATTTATACTGGTTTATAGATCGTAATTAATTCTTCTTTACCTTTAACTTTGATCTTATCAACTTCAACTGACTTGATATTCTTTAGTTTTTCTTGAGTATAACTTGAATATAATGTGGTAACAATACCGCCATCATCTGTCTTATAATTTCGTGTTGTTGCTTCTAGTCTTGCAGCCAGATTTACTGCATCCCCAATAACTGAATAATCAAATCTAGTATCACTACCCATATTACCTACAATACAAGTACCAGTATTGACACCAGAACCTATGTTGATATCAGGTAGACCTTTTTCTTTAAATAATACTTTTAGATTTTCTGTTTCTTCAGCACACTCAATCGCTGTCTTGACTGCCATCTCAGCATGATCTTCACAATCAAGTGGTGCGTTCCAGAATGCCATAATACAATCACCCATATACTTATCTACACAACCACCATTGTCTAATACAATTTTTGTCATTCTGTTTAGATAGTCATTTACAACTTCTACTAGACCTTCAGGATCGTCATTGTTTTTATAGTATTCAGATATCGGTGTAAATCCTACAATGTCCATAAATAGAAAACTCATCTCTCGTCTTTCGCCACCGAGTTTTAGTTTGCTAGGATCTTTTTGTAATATTGCTACTTGTCTAGGGTCAAGATATGTTTCAAATTGTTTTCTTATTTGTTGTTTCAATTGAAACTCTAAAACAAACCGATTAAATATACTATGCATACCAACTATTGTCAAGCAAATAATTGACCAACTTACATCTGCAAGAATAAGATATTCGGTAAACAAATAATGTGAGGTAAATACAAGTATAACATAAGATAATATCATTGTCAAGCCGATAACCCAATATGGTGTAAATCTTGCTAAAATAACTATTGACATTCCGAGAAATATTGATATAATCAATTCTAAAAATAGACTGTAATCATATCTATTGATCTGTTCTCCGTCTAGGACCGTCTGTAAGGTCGAAGCAGATAGTATATAATCATGTTTTTCGCCTAATGGGGTTGCAATAATACTAGATAAACCCTCAGCAGTTATACCGATAATAACTGTACGACCTGCAAATTCAGAAAAGTCCTCTTCACTTGCTGATATGGTATCGAATTCTTTATTCCATCTTAACCATATTCTTGCATGAGGATCAGTAGCGATTGTATCATAACCAGGCACCCTTACAGCAATTACTCCCCCTTCGCCTGCCTTAATCTGATAACTAGGATCACCAGTTGCTACTCGTATTGTTTCTAATGCCATAGCAGGATAAGTTTCTTCACCGATTCTCATAATCAATGGCACTCGTCTTACAACACCATCTATCTCTGGTGCTGTATTAATAACACCAACACCATCTGCATATTGTCCTAATTCAGGTATCGGTCCTAACATACCAGGCCATTCATACAACCAAGGTAGTGGGTCACCTATTTTTGCAACACCTCTTGGCACAGCGTTCTTGTTTATTTGTGTTGTGCCAACTTGAGCAATAACAACACCCATTTGATTTATTGTATTGACAAATGCTTCATCTCCACCCATTCTATCATATTCAGAAAAGAGTATCGGCATAACAATTATACCTACTTGTGCTTCTCTTAATTTGATAACTAGATCAGCAAGTATTCTTCTATCCCAAGGCCATTGACCATACTTTTCAATAGACTTTTCATCTATTGTAACCACACCTATATCAGGTGATACTTCTTTTGTTTCTGATTGTAATATAAGATCAAAGGACTTTAATCTTAGTATCTCTTTTATTTGTGGGTCNCCTAAACCTATTATNGTTAATATTGCNAGTGTGAGTAGACCTATGGTCCAATGAGTGAATATCTTTTTCATTATTGATTAAGAGTCATAGTGCAATACGAATGACCACACCAAAGATTACCAGTATAAGTTTTATTATTACCGGTTTGTGTAATAGTTATTGAAGATCCGCTACTCGTTCTGCCATCAACATCTATATCAATATTATTATAATTACCAACTTGAGAAAAATCTAGTTCAAAGTTATTCATACTTTGTACATCTAAATCAATATTGTTATCTTCACCATCTTGTAGAATATCTAGGTCACCATTGTTTGTAGTTATGATAGTCAAATCAAAATCGTTTGCATTTGCCTTGTTAGGTATAAAACCAACTAAAAAGTAAAAACTAATTAGACTGATAAATAGTAATCTCATTTGCATTTCCTCCTATTTCGTAATCGTAAATTTCATCATCACCTTGTACTATATTTATATTGTATCCGTACTCTTGATCTAATCTTAATTCAAGATAGTTTGTTTCTGTTTCTCTTATGACTAACCATTCTGGTTCTTCGTTCAATATAATAATACCTGTTGCCTCATCTTTACCTGTGATGACACCTGTACCTGATCTCTTTTTATCGAACTCACTTCTCATTTGTTTTGCTAACTGTTCATTCAACTGTTTGAGAATGTCACCTAGAAAGTCCTGTTCAAGAAAATCTATATCAAGTGCTGTTGCCCAAGCACTTTCTTCTTCCTCTAGATAGTCAATCTCTAAATCATCAAATTGTAAAAAGTCTAAGTCTAAGGCGTCAGCAACTGCTATATATTCTGATTGCTCTAACTGTTCTGTTATCTCTGCTGGTCTTGCTATGATCAATAAGTTATTAATCATATTTTCATCTAGACCTAAGGTGACAGGTTTCATAGGTGNACTTGAAATNGTATCNACAACTGTNGCCTGAAATGCNTGATTAAGTATAACTTGACCTGCGTCTGACTCTACTGATATTTCACCTACATAACAAGCACCTGTCGTATCACAACTTGGTAATAATATAATTGTNGAACTACCTATCTCATCTACGGTCATAGAGAAGTCTGTACCTCTAACACCAATAGTTGCTGTAGGTGTTTGTATCTTTATACTTGTAGGATTGTTTTTTGCAATTTGACCAGAGGCATATCTGATTGTGCCTAGACCTGCTTTGAGTGATAACTTACCTGTCTTTGAATTAGGATCATAAACAAATTCATCTATGATAAGTTTAGAATGCTCGGTGACATCAACACGAGTCTTATCAATAAACTCTATTGCTGTTTTACCTTTTGCTGTTCTGATTGTGTCGTAAGAAAATACTTCTGCTTCTATTTGTGATTCAACTGACTCACCATTATCTTTTCTTTCTATTACACCACTACCTTCGTGTAGTATTACCTCACCGATACTTGCCTTAGACTCTTGCGAACATAAGATCAACATACCGAGTGAGGTAAATGCAATAGCAGTAAGAAACCTCATTAGTCCCTTTGTATAATATCAATGTCGTGATTGTCTCCTGAAGTAGTTAGATTTAACATATTATCATATACTCCAGATTGTGTAATATCAACATCAGCAATACCGCCTGTATGACTATGTATTAGTGTGTGTCCATTTACATCTCCGTTACCATCAATATCAATTAAATAATTATTAGTATCACCATTAACACTTAAAGTTAAGATAACACTTGTGCCGTCTATCGAAGCAGCAATCACATTTGAATCAGAACCAGAAGCACCAGTTATATTAACTGTAGCNTTACCTGCTGCTGAAGTTTCACCAATATCTAAATCAATATCTGATGAATTACCTGTCCAAGTTATGTTTGCAGTAGCAGTGCCACAACTTGAATTGTTGCCTGTACTATCACAATTAAAGTCAATGTTATTTGAGTTACCTGTTATATCCCAAGTACCTGTGTAGTTTGCACCATTAATATCAAAGGTGATAACATTCGAGTTACCAACTTGTTTGATATCAAAGTTTGTTGTTGCACCAATAACACTTGACGAGGTTGTAGAACTACCGATGGTGTTATTTTGACCATCTTGTAATATATCTAAGTCAAGCGTAGCACCTGATTGGGTGACATAAATGTCGTTTGCATATACTGTACTAACCATCAAAAACATAATTAGCATTAATTTTTTCATTTTTGTTTTCCTTTAACCGTTTAATTTAGAAGGTCTTAATTTAGTTTTCCATAAACCTTTAATCTTACCTTCATCTAGTATTTGTAATATACAATGCTCTATTGCCGATCTCAACGCATAATTAACTGGTTCGTTTACGGCCACACCAGTTTCTAATTCTAATGCTTTTGTGCCTAAGTCTAAAAATCTAAATACATCTCTACCAGTTTTAAAACTGGCGATAGACTTCGTTGATGATACAGCAATCATAACTTCGCCTGTATGTACTGACACAATTCTCATAGATACAGTTACCTGATCTACTCTATATTCTTCGTGTATACCTATACCAAAATATCTTGCACCATCACCACCACTTTCAGTATTGGCATCGTAACCTACAATGTTGCCTTCAAATAACAACCCAGCAAATAACATAGGTTTCAATACACCTTTACCTACATCTGATCCATCGTATAATTCAGTTGTTGATCTGATTAATTGTCGTTCTTTAACAAGATTGTCTAGACTTGCTCTTTCAACGACTCTAAACCAAGTACCTTCACCTGTATCTTTGAGTGCCTGTATTACCCATACATCTGCACCTTGAGAAACTGCCATACTTAATTGAGAAAACTTTGTACTAGGTTTTCTTTGACCAGTCATATCATTAAATTCATATACAGCAACTGTAATAATCTCTTGATCTAAATGATCGTAATATTTTAATATGTCACCTGTCGGTGTGCCATATGCCTTAGGTGGTTCTTCTTTGTAAGGAAAGTCACCAGGTACAGTAGCACAACCTGTAAACATTAACATTATGATTAAAGCAAAGTATCTCATTAGAATACAAAGTCTCCTACAGGTACAGTCATAGTGGTTACAGCACCACTCTCATCTGTAATTGTTAATGTAATATTTCCTGTTGTAGTATCTTTAACCCAATACAATGTTGATCCTTCAACATCTGCCG